TTTCCCAGAAAAGGTTGCTAAAATTCTAGGACCTAATGAAGATAATGTAGCGTATGTTAAAGCGTTTAAACAAGGTGTTGATGATGGAAATAAAGATCTAAAGAAAATCAGACAAGAAGGAAAAGGTCCTACTTTCGGATTAGCTTATGGTGCTTATCCTCCTAAGATCGCAGCAACTATTAAATGTTCAATAGCAGCAGCTACAACAATCTTTAATAATTATCATGATGTATTGTATCCAGGTATTACTAATTTTCGAGAGAATATTATTATACCTCAAGCAAACTATAATGGATATGTTCATTTAGGTTTAGGTTGTCGTCTATACGTAGATGATGTACAAAAAGATTCTAGAACACTATTTAATGCTTGTTCTCAGTTTTGGTCTATATTGACACTTATATCTATTCATAGGTTACACAATGAATTAGATATTCAAGAGAAACTAGAAGAAACAGGTGTAACTGTTAATGCTACTATTTATGACTCTATTTATGGTATTGTTAAAGCTGATGCTGAATCTATAAAATGGTTGAATGACACAATTTGTCCTATCATGGAAGAAGACTTCTTAGAAGATCAGATTGTAAAAAATGAAGCTAATTTAGAGATCGGACACAGTTGGGCAGACATGGTTGAATTACAACATAACGCATCTACTGAAGAAATTCAAGGAGTGTTAGATGATTCAATGGTTTAAACAGACATTTTGTAATCATGATTGGAAACCTAGAGTTTTTAGTAGTCGTTGTTACGACCAAGAAATTTGGTACGAATGTACAAAGTGTAATAAACAAAGTGTAATAAACAAAGTTAAAGAGGAAAATAAATGAGTAAAGTAGAAAAAGTTAAGACCGATTTGGATTATAATAATGGTAAAGGTATTTTACCTGAAGGTGCATTTAGAATAAGTGCCTCTCAATTTAATACGTTTATGAGTTACCCACATCAATGGTTTAGAGAGCAAGTATTAGGTGAATCAGGATTTATCGGTAATACTGGATCTGTGTTAGGTACATGTGTACATTATATTGCAGAAAAAGTAGGTAAAGGTGAACACCCAGACGTTGCTCAAATTGAACAATATATTGAGAATCACTCAAATCCTATTGAATTCCCTGATGTAGATGTTCACGTAGTTAGAGCGCAGTATAAACTTATGGGTGAGACATTAGTAAATCAGTATATCTTACAAAATAAACCTTATAGAGTTGAAGAGTTTATCTCTACTGAACTGTATAAAGGTATATACCCATCAGGTAGTTGTGACGCTGTAGATGGTTCAGATGATTCTGCTTGTATTGTTGATTATAAAACATATAGTAGTAAAACTAAACCTAAAGCTATACCTATGAACTATAAGTATCAATTACTTATGTATGCTTATATCTACACTGAGCAAGGTATAAACGTTGATCGTATTAGATTAGTATATGTCAATAGATATATTGATGGCGGTATCTCAGAGAAGACTGGTAAACCTTTAAAATCTTATGCCCCTGAGGTAACAGTACTCACAGAGTCTATTACTAAAGACGATTTAGATTTTATTGAATCAGTTATGTGTTTATGTTCAGAAACTTATCTGAAATATAAAGAAGATCCAAGTTTAGGGTACTTATTATACCGAGACTATAGATTAAAAACAGAAGGAAATTAAATGGCTTTAAAATTATTAATTAATGGGGAAGCAGGTGTAGGTAAAACTGAACTGTTAGACTCATTAGACAAGAAAACATTTGTAGCGTCTAGAGATGCTAAGAAATTTGGGCTTAAACTCCCACACTTCTTATTAGAGGAGTGGACAGACATGAGTACATTTATTTATGGTGTAGGCGAAGGTGAAAACCGAATACCAGGTATTGTAGACAAAATGGAAGATTATAATGAAAAGTTTGGTGAATACCCAACTAATGTAGCTTTTGATTCAGTGTCTCAAATCTTTATGGATGTTATTGATAAAGCATCTCAGACACCTAATGTATATGGTAGTCAGGGTGCAGAAGTAACTAAAGAAATGGCGATTTTAACAAAGTTTATCCATGAAGATTTAGAGTTAAATGGTATAAATGTTATACTATTAAATCACGTTATCGAAGAAAGAGATGAAGGTAAACCAACTGGATCTTATGTTTCATTTGGAGCAGGTAAATTCTTAGCTAAAGGTGGATTCTACAGTACAACTAATGAGTCTATTACACTAGTAGCATCTGGTGAAAACAGAAAAGTTATTACTAGAGGTAAAGATAAACAAGCAAGAACTACTTTAAAAGATACTCCTGAAATTATGTGGGTAGAAAATACAGTAGATCCAAAAAGAAGTAAAAAGCTTAAAGAAGGTGAAGAATACTTTACATTAGCTGGTTATTTAGAACTATTATTAAATGATCAATCAGATGTAGAGGAATGGTCTCTGTAATAGAGGCTAGCTTCTTTAATGTACGACTAGGTATAATTATACCCCAACAAATACCTCCCAAGGTAAAAATCTAAAGGATAAAACATGGCACCATTTTTTAAAAAGAAAACAAACGAAGAAGACGTAGTAGAATACACAGGATCTGGAAACAGTAAATATATCGGTCAATCAGGAATGTTCCCTATTAATATAGTAGCACCATTCGTAAACCCAGGTAACGCGAAAGCATCAGTTATTGATTTATTTGTAGACTATAATGGTCAAAAACAAGTTATCTATGGTAACATGTCATTCACAAATAAAGATGGATCTGACAATAAAATTGGTCAAGAAATTTTCAATAAACTAGTTGTAATTACTGATGTTGATGATGTTGAAGAACCAATTGAAGCTGAATTACCAATAGGTAAAAAAGGTGTTAATAAAGATTGTGCTGTACTAGAATCATTAGCTGGTTTTGATGTAATCATGCAAATTAGAATGGAATATGGTATCTGGAACAACAATATTATTGAAAAGACTGTTATTAAATCATTCTTTAGAGCTGAAGATAATGCTTCTGCTGAAGAAATTGTAGCTGCTGAAGCTGGTAAAGAAGTAGTATTTGGTACTCAATACACTAAATTAGAAGAAGGTGCAGATTTTGTTACTTACAATGATGGACTAGATGAAGAGAAAGTTGCAGCTTGGATTAAAGCTAAAAGACCTAAAGGTACAGGTACTAGTGGACCTGCAACTGCAACTAAAAAACCATCATTTGGTAAACCTAAATTTGGTGCGAAATAATGCAACAGTTCATCGGAGTTAAGCTAATTAACGCTACTCCTATGGACCGTCTAACTTACAATGTCTATCGAGGGTGGAAACTACCTGATGATGAAAATGGTACAGACGAAGGTTTCTTAGTTGAGTATGTTGATGGCGGAGAGGCAAATACTCCTGATTATAAAGGGTACGTTTCTTGGTCTCCAAAAGGTGTGTTTGAGGCATCATATAGAGCTACTAGTGGTTTAACCTTTGGATTAGCTATAGATGCTATGAAACTAGGTCATAAAGTAGCTAGAATTGGTTGGAATGGTAAAGGTATGTGGGTTGCACTAGGTAGAGGAACTAAAGACTTAGATTCTACTAAATTCTGGAATCCTCACACTAAAGCTCATGCTGAATCACAAGGTGGAACTGCAACTGTTGATGACTACTTAATCATGAAAACAGCTGGCCAAACTATTTGTATGGGTTGGTTAGCGTCTCAAGCTGATATCTTAGCTGAGGATTGGGTAATACTATAATGGCACTTAAGTATCAATGTAAAAAATGTAAGAAAATTATTCCTTATAGAGATCCAGATGGCAATAAAACTTGTGGTCCTGAACGAATTTGCCTTACTTGTCAAGATAAACCAAAAGAACCAACCGACTAAATATATACCGGGCCTACTCTCGGTATATAAAATAGTAAAATAAAAATTAAAAGGATTCATTATGACTGAATTACAAAAACTAGAAAAAGATTTAGAGCCACTATTAAAAGAAGTTGTTGCATACAATGTAAAACCAAATAAATCGATCTCAGCTAGAGTTAGAAAAGGTTTAGGTTCTTTGAAAAAAGAGACTACAAGTATCAGAGCTAAATTAGTAGCAGCAGATAAAGCTGGGTACTAACATGCAAAAACATATTAATATGGTTGCTGCATTAGTTAAACCCGGGGAAGATATCTTAACTACATTAAACCCAGGAAAAACTAACTTATTACACATGACAATTGGTGTATCTGGTGAAGCAGGGGAATTACTCGACGCTGTTAAAAAGCATGTTGTTTATAACAAAGATTTAGATCGTGTTAACATAGTTGAAGAATTAGGTGATTTAGAGTTCTATTTAGAAGGTATTAGACAAGAGTTAAATATCACTAGAGATGAAACTTTAGAAGCTAATATTAGTAAGTTGTTAACAAGTGATAAAGCTCGTTATAAAATGGGTAAATATACTGATGCTCAAGCTCAAGATAGAGCGGATAAAAAAACAGGAGAATAACATGCTAGATGCTGAAAGAGAAGAACAAATAAAAACTAAAGGTTTAGTCGCTCCTCGACTTACACCTGATAATATTGAAGCTGTTATTGTATCTGAAGATTACTATGTATTCCCAGGTACTACAACTACAATTTGTAGATTAGGTCTCGCTAATGGTTTTAGTACTATTGGTGAATCAGCTGCTGTTTCTTTAGAAAATTTTGATAAAGAAATTGGTGAACAAATTGCTAAAGGTAATGCTAGAGATAAAATCTGGCCATTAGAAGGTTATTTACTTAAGCAAAAGCTTTTTGAAACTAAAGAAGATTAGATGAAAGGCTGGGCAGGATTACCTGATTTTAGTAAAGCATTATATAATGATACTTATTTCCTACCTGGGGAAAATTATCAAGGTTGGGTAGAACGTGTAACTAACGCTTATAGTAATGATGTAGATCACGCTATAAGAATGGAGTCTTATATTAAGAACTATTGGTTTCACCCTTCAACCCCTCCTAGTAGTAATGCTGGTACAGATAGAGGTTTACCTATATCATGTTTTACTAAATCAGTAGAAGATAATAAACCTAGTATTTTTAGCAACTATAATGAAGGTTTTGTTCTTGGTGCTGAAGGTGGTGGGATTGGGACTACTTGGTCAAATGTTAGAGAACTAAATCATGATGCAGGTAAGTATGGTGGTAAAACATCTGGTGTCATACCTTTCTTAGGTATATCAGATAAAGCAACTCTAGCAATATCACAAGGTGGTTTAAGAAGAGCCTCAGAAGCTGCTTACTTAATAGATTCTCATCCAGAAATAGAAGAGTTTACCGATTTAAGAAAACCAACTGGTGATCAAAATAGAAGAGCTCCTAATTTACATCATGGTATCTGTATAACTAATAAGTTTATGCATGCTGTTATTCATGATTTACCTTGGGATTTAATCTCACCTAAATCTAATGAAGTTGTTAAAACTATTAGTGCTAGAATGTTATGGGAAAAAATAATGGATGTAAGAACCACTTTAAAAGGTGAACCTTACTTATTATTTATTGACACTGTTAATGATCTAGCGCCTGGTGAATACAAAGAAGAAGGTATTGTAGTTATTACAAGTAACTTATGTACTGAAATTACTCTTAGAACTGATGAGAAACATGCTGGTGTATGTTGTTTAGGTAGTATTAACTTAGAATTTTGGGAAGAATATCAACATTGTTTTGAGCAATTTATTGCTGATTGTAGTGATTTCTTAGATAACATATTACAATCATTTATAGATAAAACTAAGGGCTTAAAAGGTTTTAAACGATCAAGAGCTGGAGCTATAGATGAAAGATCTATTGGTTTAGGTGTTATGGGTTATCATTCACTATTACAGTCTAAGATGATCCCATTTGATGGTCCTATTGCTAAAGGTTTTAACATAAAAATCTTTAAACAAATTAAAGAGGCTGCTGATAAACATAATACATCATTAGATACTGCTATTTGCCCTATGGCAAAGAGATGTGGTACAACTAAGAGAAATATTCATGTTACAGCTATTGCTCCTACAATGAGTATATCTAGTTTATGTAATGTAGCTAGTTCTGGTATTGAACCATGGATCACTAACGCGTTTACAAAGAAAGTTCAACAGGGATCATTTGCTATTGTTAATCGACATTTATCTAAAATTATCAGTGCGTATGCAGATGATAATAACTTAGATTTAAAATGGGTAGCTGTTCAATGGTTATCTATTAAGAAAAATAATGGTTCAGTACAGCATTTAGATTGGTTGGATGACTTTACAAAAGAAGTTTTTAAGACCGCTTTTGAAATAGATCAAGCTCATATTGTAGAACAAGCTGGAGATAGGCAACGGTATATTGATCAAGCACAGTCATTAAATTTATTTATACCAGGTGGTAGTCATGTACAACGTATCTCTGATCTCCATATCTTGGCGTGGAAGCGAAAAGTTAAATCCCTTTACTATTTACGTAGCACAGCAATTGAACGTGCTTCAACTGGGAACACGGAACGAAAAGTAATTGAAGTAAAGGAAGTAGATATGATGAATGATACTTGTATAGGGTGTGGTTAAAATGAGTTTAATTAAACAATATGGTCTACCAATATATAAACCAACTACGGGGTTTAAGTACCCTTGGGCTATGGAATATTGGGAGAAACATGATAATGCTATCTGGCATAAACATGAGTATTCGTTAAGTAAAGATATTGCTGATTATGAGCAAGCTAGTCCTGAAGAACGTTTAGATCTAGAGAACATAATGGCACTATTCACACAGAATGATGTAGAAGCAACTACTGGTTATGAAGCTATGCTTAGAATCTTTAAGCCTATGGAAGTTAGATTAATGCTTGGAGGGTTCAATGCTAGAGAGGGTACACATGTTGTAAACTATGCTAACTTTATTGAAACTCTAGGTATGCCTGACAGTATGTTTACAAAATTCTTAGATAATCCAGTTATGTCAACTAAAGTTGAGTATCTAGAGAAAGCTAAAGTTAAAAAGTATGAAGACTATAAAGCAGTAGGATTATCTGATGCGCAAGTAGATGAAGAGTTTAGAAGAGCAGTGGCTAGAATGCTTGCAGTATATGCAGGTGGTTTAGAAGGTACTTCTCTTATGGCTCAATTTGCTATGTTATTAGAATACCAATTTGAAGGTAAGTATCCAGGGCTTTGTACAATAGTTGAATGGTCAATTAAAGATGAGATGATGCACCTAATCGGTAATGCTAAATTATTTAGAACATACATTGAAGAGAATCCTGATATTTGGGATGATACTTTAAAATATGATATTTATGAAGCGTTTAGAGAGATGGTATCATACGAACATGCTTTAATAGACTACTTAGGTAAACCAGATAAGTATAAGCGGTATGTTGAATACATGGCAGATAATGCCTTAAGTGAACTAGGTATGCAAAAGAACTGGAAATTAGATCTAAACCCTATCCTATTTATGGATGATGTGGTAAGTATTCAATTAACGGATTTCTTTGCAGGATCTGTCGCAGAGTATTCTAAAGTAGTAGAAGGTGAATGGAATCAAGTAGATTACACAAACTGGAAATAAAGGAAAAGTATGGGAAAAGATAAATTTACAAAACATGATAATGGTAAACCAATGGTCTCTCTAGTAGAGACTGAGTTTATCCTTGGTGTAGCTCAAGTGTTAACATTTGGAGCTAAAAAATATGATATAGACAACTGGAAGAATATGGAAGAAAAAGATCTAAGAAGAATTAAAGATTCTGCGCTTAGACATACTTTAGCTTACACTTCAGGGGAACTATTAGATCCCGAAACAGGGTTAAGCCATGCTTATCATGCTTCTTGTAATCTTATGTTCCTAGACTATTTTGATAAACTAAAGAAGCAAGTATGATTAATACAATTATGAACTTGTTTAAAACAGCTTTTATTGTAATACTTGTAGGAATATGTATGATGGTAATTTTTTACGCATCATACTTAATTGTTCCTATGTTAATACTTTCATTTGTTGGTCTTATTACATACTTTGTTATAAAGTTTAAGAATAATCCCTTCTAGCTATTTAAACAGCTCAGTAGGGAATATTGAATTAATACCAATAATATCTAATGGTGTATGAACTATATCTACACCCGAATCTAATCTAACAGGTAATGTCGCATCGAGAATTGTCTCCATGTGCATTTCTGTTATACTATCCAACTCAAGACCTAACGCAGTATTTACAGCTCGTTTTGTGAGCATTCTGTATGCAGGTACATGTATTCTAGCCCAGTAAGACGGGAACATTAAAACACCGTAATCACTTAAAATTTTCATTGCCAGGGGCATATTTTCTTTGTAATCTGGAAAAGATTCAACTACAAGAACTTCAGCTTCTTTTGAGTCCATATTCTTACTCTTAGTTAAATATCTATAGTACGTTTCTTTTGCTATTGTATCAATAGCATCATTATACCAAACACCTGCTTTCACAATTTCCGAGTTAGGTGAAATAATAAAGTTGTTTAAATAAGCAACACTATCTTTCTGAGTTTTAATCTTTTTAATCCTCTCAGCTGCCCCATCTAATAGCCTCCCCATTTCCTCAGTCGATTCAGACTTTTTAACAATATTACCAACATACTTTAATACCTCAGTACCATCTCCAGTTACATTTGCAATATCACTAATAAACTTGTTTAAAAGATTTGGAGTACCATCTTTTTTATTTAACATGTATTCTAAACCAGTATTTATATCTGCTTGTAAACCTTTTAATGAATCAATATTATTATTGTAAATATCAGAACTTAATGAGTTCATAAATCCACGTTTAACTACACCATTCAATGGGTGATCTTCTAATCTTTGGATTAAATTATCATACTTAGTTTGCAAATTTGTATCTTTAGGGTATGCGACTTGTTTAACTCTAATTTTAGCGATTTGAGTTCTTAGTTGCCCTAATGTATTCATCTCCGCCATAATAGCTTTACCTTCAGTAGCTTGTGTGCTTAAAGGGACACCCATAGTAGTTAAGAATGCGACATTTGATGCAGTATCTTTAGCTAATTTTGTAGGGTTTGCAACAGCCATACCAATCTTAGCACCACTAATTAGTTGTTTAACTACTTTACTAGCTCTTTGCAGCTTAGGGTTATTGTTAAAGAATGATGTATTATCACCTATTAACCAGTAAGCCATATCTTTTCTAACTAACGATACTTCATTTTTGAACCCATCTAGATTCGATAAATTTGTATCAATAGGTTTATACTTAGCTTTAATATCCGCTGGTAAGTCTACATATTTAGCACCTTGACCTAATTTGATAAACCAATGATGATCAACATCTTTATCTTTTATTAGTGTTTGTAATACTTCTACATTTGAGCTATCATTAGTCTCAATAACTATCCTAATATCATCTTTTAGCATTTCCTTACGTAATATACCAGCTTCTTGTGCAGCGATCATGTGTGACGTTGTATGGACTAATGAATGACCTGGTTTTCTAATGATTCCCATTTCAGTCTTTTCTTCAGATGTTAACACTTTCCTAAAGTCATTATCTCCAACTTGAACAATATTATTAGCCTCTAAATCTAAATTTTTAGCTAAACTAGAACTAATTTTAATATCATTAGATGTTGTACCTAAATCAATACCTGCACCTTCTAAATAGAATGAGTCATCAATAGTTCTAACAGCTAATCCTACTTTACCATTTTCTGGTCTAGTAATAATTCTCCAACCTGTACCCTCTGTATATCCAAATTTATCTATATCGTTTTCAGTAATGATTTGTTTTTGTAAACCTTTACTATAATACTCCCCAACTAATGAACCTTTAACATCAGGTCTCATACTAACACCACTACCTATGTCTTTATGGATCATAGCTAATGCTACAGCGTTATCTTTAATAATATCATGTAACTCAGTGTTACTTTGGAACATTTCAAACTTGTCTAAACCAAATTTTTCTAAACCTTTTAAGGCAATTAATTCTTTAATTTCATTAGCTTTCTTACTTCCAGATATTAAGTGGTCTAAATTATACCCGTATTTACTATTAACTACTTTATTATCACTATAAAGACTCACAAAGTGATTCACATAACTTAAATGTTTCTCAGACATAGATTCATCTAACTCTAAGATTCTAGCTTGTATGTCCGCTGTAGACGTGTTTTCATAACCATATAAAAAGTAATCTGATAAAGGTACTTTATTTATTACATTATACAAGTCTTTATGTTGCTCTTTTGTAAAATCAGCTGTTAGATCATCAATCTTAGTCATAATATCATTATCTCTAGTTGTCCTATCTTGATGTAACTTACTAGACACTGATTGAATCATATTTTTATGTTGTTTCTTATTTAGTTTACTTAAATGTGTAAACTGTAATAATTGCTGTAAAGCAGTAGACCCATCATACACACCTTGAATTTTGTTAGAAACATCTACATATAATGGAAATTTTTCTTTTAAAAGTTTATGAGTATTTTTTGTAACAGTTTCAGCTTTAGCTTCTACTTTACTTAATAACATAGAGTGTACAGCATCATTTAGATTAGTAACTCTATTACTTATAAGAGTTTCAGCTTTAGAGAATGTGCCTTTACTATCATCAATTCTACTATATAGTACACCTGGTGTTTCACTTGTAGATTTACCTAAATTATCATTTCTTAAAAATGAGTCTGTTAGCGCGTTACGTAACTCTTCTTTAGTATTCTCATCAAAGTTAGTACTAAATGTATCTTTTAACCATTTACCTAATGCTTCCCAGAAACCTTGTACTTCTCCGTCTTGCTCAACTGTTTGTTTACCTATAGCATCAACTAGATTCTCTTCAGAACCCCATTTCTTTATAGCTGCTTGTACTATTGGAGTATCTCTAAACATAGCAATATAATGATGTGCATATTCATGTGGTAAAGTATCTTCAGTCATCTTAGAAGGGTCCAAAAGTACTGTTTTAGCATTAATATCTGCTTGACCTTTAATATCACTATCTAAAGCTTTGTATTCTAGATTAATATCTGGGTATACATCTTTAAGAATTTTTTCTATCTTAGTTTTTATAGTAGAATCATTTTCAACTGTTGTAATAATATCTTCACTTTTAATATCCCCATCAAATGGAGTAGACTCTGGTTTAGCACCCTTTAGCTTTTTAGCTTGTTCAATACCTAATTCTTTTTGAGTTGTTTCTGTATCCTCGGTTGTTTCAGCTTTAGGTACTGGTTTTTTATCAGGATCTGGATCTGGTTTCTTGTTAATAACTGGGTCTGGAACTTGACTTACATCTTGACCAAATATAGATTTTGTGTTATCATTAAATTGTGTATCAATAATATTTTGTTTTTCAGTAATAATTGCATCGATCTGTGTTCTTAATTTAGGAATACCAGGATTAGCAGGGTCCATCAATTCAGCAGTTTTTAATGCGTTATCTAAGATATCATAGTCTCTAGCCATTTGTTTAAATCTTTTAATATAATGACCTTGAGCAGCTTCTCCAGTAACAGGATCAGCAATAATCTCATCATGTACTGGAATAATACCATTAGATGATTCTATATCTGTCATTGCATCATTAGTTGCTGAATAGATATTAAATGTATCTTTAGCATGTACAGCATTCGCTTTCAAAGTAGTTAATGTAGGACGTTCTTCTCTAGTAGCAACTTCCCATACAGTACCAGCTTTAGTCTTAACATCTTTTGCAACATCAAAGATTTTTTCTAGTGGGATTCCATATTTATTTAAATTTTCTTTAGTAAACTCGATTCCATTTAAAACAGCTGAAGGAGGCATCAATTTAATATGTTCACCTTTCTTCTTTTGAATATCAGTTAACACGTTAAATACATCACCTAAAATTGTATTTCTCTCTTTAAACAGTTTGTTAGCAACTTCTTGGTTAAGCGTTGTATATAAAATTACTGCTGGAGATAAATTACCATCTTTTAAAGCATCAACTGTTTCTGAGTAAATTGTAGGGTCTGACAATATCTGTTTATAATTTAAACCGTCTTTACCTAATAATGTAGAAAGATACTTACCAGCTTTTTTACGGCCTGGTCCATTCTTTTGCATAGCAACAAATAACTTATTAGCCATACCTTCCGCAATAGTATTAGTAGCAGCTTTCTTACCTTGACCATATATCAATGTCATTGTAGGGTCTTTAGATAGCTCTCTAGTATCTACTTTACCATTCTTATCATATATACCTGATTCCATTAAAGCATTAATTACTGGTCCAAAGTTCTTCTGAGCTAATGTACCTGTTTTTAGTTGTTCAACTTTAGATAGTCCTGAACTGTCTTTAGTAAACTCATTAATAGCTTGTTGTAAGATCCCATATACATCATTTAATGATTTTGTATCACCATCTAAATTTAATACGTCCATACTTTTTAGTATTTTAGCTACTTTAGGATTTGTACCTAATGCTTCCATTAGTGTAATCATACCACCAGAAGCTTTCGCATCGGACTTAGTTGCATATTCAGTAGTTACTGAACCTGTTTCTAAACCTGATCTAACATCATTAATAGCCGCTAATGTAGATAATAAAGTTGTAGGTTGACCTTTAAACTGGTTATTCTCACTTATTACATCATCTAGAAATTTAACCTTAACCCCTAAATCACTTTCATTTTCAAATAGATCTTTATATACTTCTAAGTACGCATCTAAATCTGTATTCTTACCTGGAGTAGTAATGTCTTCAACACTAAAACCTGATTCATCTTCAAGTTCTGATACCATATGTTTATACACTCTAATACCTTCTTCTGAAGTAATATCAAATGTAACTTCACCTGTAGTTAATCCATGTCTAGCAAATTTACTAGTTTGTGCATTTAGTATAGTAGTCATATTATGCAATCTAGCATTTCTTACAAAGTTATAATCAAAATGTAAATTAATTGGATTTCCATCAGTATCTAGATAATCTGAATATTTTACTAGTAAGTCTTCCATTGGAGCAGATTGAGATAAGTTTTGTCCACCTTGACTTTCTTTCTTTTCTAATGACATTTTTAAATCATTTAACCCAAATATATTATTTAAAGCATCTGTACTACCAGCAACTAATTCTAATGACCAATCATTAAATCCTCTTTCAATACCACTTTCATTATATACTTCAGCTAGCTGTTTAATAAATGAGTGATTACCTTTAGATAACTTACTTCCTGTTTTAGCAATAGTCTTTCTAGCTTCTTGTAACATAGGTGATACATCACTATAATCATTATCTGACATCTTATCAATATCTGTATCTGAAGGTTTAGATAAGCTTGGCTCTACAATAGTAGAAGCAGTAGTTAATTTATTAGTAACACTTAATATACCTGCAATAGTATCTAGTTCTGGTGCTTTCTGTCCATCTTTTTTATATTCATATGCCATTTCTCTAGCTAATGCGTTATTACTAAAGTATAGTTCATTATATTTACCATATCGGTCATTATCTGTAACGAGACTATCAATATTAATATTTACAACTTGTCCTACACTAGTTTTTTCTTCATTACTAATATTAACAGTTGGTTGATAGTTATCACCTTCTACAAAGTCATTTATATATGAACCTTTAGAAATAGTAACTGCACCAGTTGATTCTAAATCTTTTAGGACAGTTAAACCAACTTTACTATACATAACTTCAATTTGTGAAGGTACTCTTAAATTTTCTTTAGTAGATTTAAATCTAAAACCTTGTTGATACATTACCTTTCTACCTATAACAGCAGCTAATCTTCTAATAGGAATATTAGGTGTAATACCATTTGAACTAATTCTAGATGTACTAATATTATTATTTTTAGCTTTATCAGATTCACCTTTAATAGCATCAATTACATTCTGTAAACCTACAGATCGTTGTACAGCATTTTCTGGTTCTGATAATATATCTAAAAATTTTGAAACACTTTTAATATTTTTACTTTGGATAAAACCAATCTTTTTATAGAATGCTTTACCTACTAAATCTTTGATAGCTGATATAGATGTAGAATTACCTTTTAAAAAACCAATCAAATCCTTAGGATTCAATTGAGTTATATCAAATCGTAAAGATTTCTCTTTATCAAAGTTTACACCTACTTTACTATTGAAGTGTATTGTATGCAACACTTCTAATAGTTCTTCTTTTGTAATACAATTAGCCATTTATTTTCCTTATTTACAAAGAGTATCTTTTAACGCTTCAGCAAATAAATCTACTTCAGCGTCAATTTCTGTACTTTTAACTTTTTGAGTATTAAAATTTTGATCTATTTTATCCTCTTGATCTAGTATTGTATCCTCTTCATGTTTAGTAGATGATTGTTTAGGATCTAATATACCTAATATATCTTGAACTAATGAGTCATCTTTTGTAGCAATTTCATTATCTACTAAATCTGGGTACTGTTCATAAAATAGTTTATTTAATTTACCTATGTTTTCAATATCACCTTCTTTTTCAATTAGTTTAGATGCAACTCTTGCAGACATAACACGTTTTTCACCTTTAGTAAGACTCTTATCATTTATTAATGACTCAGTAATATTTTTACTAGTAACACCTTCTTCTTTTGCAATTTGTTTAGCTTTTTCAGCAAGTTCTTGAACCTTAGGTTTTAATGCTTTGTAATATTGTTTAGTCTTTTTAACAACTGCATCTACACCTTCTTTAATTTTACTTACTACTGTTTGTTCTTTATAACCTTTTTTAATTTTACGCTCTAAACTATTATATTGTTTAGTTGTAATATCTTTAGATCTATCTAAAACTTTTAATGCGGTATCTAATTTCTTCTTAATTTCTGGGTCAATTACTTGTTGACCTGATATACCTTGTAATTCATTATAAATTACAATAGCTTGGTTCTTAGTAACATTTGCAGAAGATTTTAACTTAGCTATAGTAGACTGTTCAGGTAATACTGTAAGTATTTTATCAGATATAATACCTAAAGTTTTTCTGGCATTTATTCTAGTATCTTTAGCAGTAGTTAATAGTTTTTTAACATATGGAGAATTTGATGCAACACCAATCATAGTATCTAAATCACCATCTGTGATCTCATTTATAACTTTTTTAAGTTTCTTATCAATCTCTTTATTAGATAACGCATTATTAGCTCTCCCTTCAATAACATCATCCATAAACCCTCTAGCAGCTGTTGTATCTAAATTTTTAGCTGTGTCCACAGTAGTGTCAATTGTCTTACCTGTAAAATCTTTTGTAATTTTATAAGCTTCAGTAGCAGTTTTAACTACACCTTTAATAGCATCTGAACCTACAATCTTTTTTACACCTTGTTTTGCATTATTATATACTCTATAAGTTGCATCATTAGCTCGTGCAGCTTCCAGGATCGTCTTTGACTTAAGAGTTGCATCATTATTAGCACTCATAGCTTTACGGGCTATAGCAGTTGCCATTTGATCAGTAACTACTGTACCTTTATCTTTTAGTTTATCTAGACTTGCTTGGATACTATTACTAGCTGTGTGGATTTTACCACCTACATTATTTTCAGGGTCATTTATAAATTTATCTAAATCTGTTTTAGTAGTAATTTTATCTAGTGCCTCAGTTTGAGAATCTAATTGACTTGTAAATGTTTGATGTAGTGTATCTTCAGCTTCATATTTATCTTGTATAGATTGTCTATCTTCTTTTGTAAGCGCTTTATATCCAGCTTTAGCTGAAATATCTGCTATTTTATTAGCAACAGTCTTAGTAGTCTTACTTACACCTCGTGCAGCTAAATTTGTTGTACCGGTTACTGCCAGAGGGGCAGCTCTAATAGAACCTGAAGTTGCTCCACCTAAAATAGCAGATATGTTAGCTTCTTTTTGATTAGCCTTATTACTAAGTAAATCACCAAAGTTACCTGGATTCTCTGTAAGAATTTGTGTCCAAGTTTGTAAATATTCTTGACCTGCTTCTGACCCTACAGCTTGTGCTATTCTACTTGCATTAATACTTATATTTTTAGTTAAACCTTTTAAACCACCACTTGCTAATGCTTTAGCTGTACCTATAGTTAAGTCTTCAGCAATATCTGTAGGAATAGCTTTTGCCATACCTTTAAAAATATTAAATTCAATACCCATTAATGCAATATTTGCAGTACTAGAACCCACAATACGTTGCCAAGAAGCTTCTTTACCAGTAGCTTCCTCATACGCTCGTTTCTGTTGATTCGCCATACCAGCACCAATAGTTATAGTAGCTGGATTAACCTTTACTACTTTATCTAATGCTTTTAACATTTTAGGTACTGTTTTACTACCAGCTTTAGCAGCAACCATACCTAATTTACTTAATACATTAGCTTGACCTACTCCCGGTATTAACATAGAACCAATAATAGCAGTACTATCAGCAGCTAAACCTGGAACCGCAGTTAATGCATCTCTAGTTAAGTTCCAACCAGCTCCTAATATATTACCTACTCCACCTTGGTCTACTGCTTGACCGAATGCATCATAACTCTCACCTACATTTGTAATATTTTGTTGATGTGCTCTATCATCAAATCCTACGTGTTGATTAATCTCTTCATCAGTTCTATAATCTATGTTACGTAACTGTTCAGCTTGTTGATCGAAACCTAATTGTTCAGCACCCCATCCAGCAATATCTGTACCTAATTGTGCAGTATCTCTACCTAACTTATAAACTCCTGCTTGTACTTGATCTACGTAATCAGATTGAGGTTCATTTGTAGGTGTATTACCATATAGGTTGTTAAAAGTATCATCTAATGAACCTAGTAAAGGAGCTGGTTCTGGTGCTATATTATTTAGCTTAACATTCTTATTCTTAGCAAGTAGATCCATCTTTTGTTGAGCTAGAGATGGAGTACTTGTAGGTACATCAAAATTTAAACCTTGTGTTTGTTGTTCTTCATAACGCATTTAATGTCCTTATCTTGTAACAGATTTAGTGAAATTTCTAATATCTCTCTTTTTTATAGCTCTTTCATAAACAGCTTTTCGTTCTCTTGCATTTTTAGCTTTTTTATAGTCTTCTGCAAGACCGATAGTATTGATTAAGCTAATTTGATCTTCATGTTTATAAGTATCTCTTTTATACTGTTCTTTCTTCTCAGCCCTATCGTCTTTAATTCTTTGTCTTTTATCTATTTGGTTTTGAGCTTTCTGTCTAGTAAAAAAATTAAGACTTTTTAATTCTTTCTTTTCTTGTTGTGTTATTTTCACCTTTGAAGGATCTTCTTTAAGGCTCTCTTCATCTTGATTAATAGCATCATCACTATATCCTTCAATAACAGACGTTAAATCTTCTGGTTCTTTAGTTTTATCTGAACTTGTACTACTTTTTTTAGTATCCACTACTTTTGGTCCATTAAAAAATGTGTCTAAAGATGTTTTATCAGCTGTACCTCTTAAACCTGATTGAGCTATCTTAACATCGTTCTCTTGGAAATTTTTAGTAAGTAATGCCATTTGTTTTCTTATATCAACATTATTTGCTTCTACAGAATTAGATCTACTACCACCGTCATTAGTTGTTCTAACGCTTGAAGCTGAAGGTTTACCCATATATGATGCAATAGTTGCAGGATCTGCTAATGCGTCATCTATTAACCAATTCTCTTTTACACCTGCTTCTAAACCTCTAGCAATTTGAGTATCATCATAACCATAGTTTTTAAGTACAGTAACTGTTTTATTTAGGTTCCCTGTTGTAGGTCTTGTTTCACCAAATAGTGTACCACTAATTTTACCTGTAATATCTTTACCTATTGCTAATTTTTCAATAGTATTAGATATTAATGTTGGATTGTCTTTTTGAGTAGAAACAGTTTTATTACCTTTACCTACAGAAATAGTACCATCCTCATTAACAGTCATACCACTACCACTTCCAATACCTTTTTTAAGAATAGCCATATTTTCTTTATAAATAGTTTCATTCATCTCTCTTTCAGCTTTAATATTTTCAGCTGAATTTACAGGATAACGTGAAGCCAACTCTGAAGCTACAACACTATCTGCTTCTGCTTTAGTAAACTTACCGGTATTCATTAATTGAGCTAATGCTTGTTCTTTAAAAGCACTAGGGTCTCTATTAAGTGTATAATCTGCTTTAGTATTATCAATCGATTGACCATCTCCTAAATCAGTATATAAACCCTGGTTTAAGATATTTAATTCTTTATCAAAGTTACCTCTTGCTACTGGATCATTTTGTAAATCTTGACCTTCATATTTCTTATTTAGTTCAACAAATTTATTATTTACATCAGCAGTAAGTTGTGTGTTAACAGGATTTGCTATTTTACTTAACTCAATACCTGCATTACGTTGATCTATAAGTCTTTGTTGTTCAGTCATAGTTGCATCATGACTTGCTTGTTGTCTAGTATTAGCTTGGTTTAATAGATTAAGTCTTTTATCTGACTCAATTCTATCTTGTTTTAACTTTTGTTGTTGTAAATTTCGATCTAGTGTTTGGCTTGCAATAGTAGAAACATTAGACAAATTCCTAGAAGCATTAACCATTGCCTGGTCACTACCAAAACCTCTAGCTACACTATTCCATCTTAAATCTTGAGCCATAATTAATCCTTATACTATTTTATTTTCTGAGAGTTTTCTACTATTTATATAGTTTTGACTTGCGGTTATTTGGTCTTGAGTCATTGCAGACCCACCTAATGCTAAACCTACATCTTGAGAGTTTTGTAACCCTGTGTTATAACCCATTGCTTGTGCAATATAATCTGCATTAGTTGTAGCTTTTTCAGCTGCGAACTTCTCTTTAGCTAAACCATAATTCTTATAACCTAGATAAGCATTTGCCACACCAGTAAGAGCCTGAACACCATTCATAGCTGTATTCAAACCTGATGATATATTACTACCATCTAGATTCTGACCATTAGGACTCTCTTGTAAATATTTTGTTGCTTCAGGATTATTAGATAAATCACCTGTGTACATTTGCTTACCATTTTCTACATATCCAAATGTATTGTTATCTTGCATTCCTGTAGCAAACCCAAATGAAGTACCTAAATTCTTATTTACACCTGCTTCAAATCTATTTGGAGTATTAGTACCTTGTGTTGGTACAGATCCTAATCCTTTGTTAAACACACTAGGAGAAACTTTTGCACCAACCGATCTAGTATTTGTGCCCCCACCAATTATTTGTCCTGAATATGGGTCTTTAAATGTATCAGACATTTTTTATCCTTTTTTATTTTTATTTTAAAATTATACCATAATATTATACAACACCGCTATGATAATATTTTTCATAGTCAAACTGGTTAGTATAAAAATCATGTACCGTTAAATCAATTGCTTTAAAGTTAAGTTCAATTGCTTTATACATCATTGCATCTACACCATCTATAAAAGGTGGTATATGTTCTATTGTAGCTAACTCTGCTACTTGTGCGGTACTAAAATAATCTATCTCAGTACTAATAGCCTCCTCTAATTTACGATTAGCTTCATCTGCAGCTATCTGTGCTCCATGTATATCATCATTTAACACTTGCATCTTATCTTGTGTAATACTCGTGAATGTTTGAGTAAATGAAGATACCGCAAATATTATCGTGTTTGCTGTTGTTAAACCTACAGAACCTACATCAAAGGCTCCAGAATACACCATTATTACCACATATATTGCTGTATATATAGCTTTTAATATAGCATTATCAGTAGACTCTAATAGCATTTTAAAAGCATAGGAGGCTGCAAATGTTATTAATAAGGCTTTAACTGCCGCTAAGAAGGCAGCACTTGTTGCACCTCCTGTAAACCAAGTAACTACAAATATTACAATAGCAATAACATACATAACAATCTTAACAAATTTTCCAAATTTTTCTGTTTGATAATATTTTAAATGTGTTACTTGTACCGCATATATAGATAATCTTAATGATTTAGCAAATAAATCCATTTGTTCTAAAGGCGTAAGTTTATCAATAAAAAACTTAGAGATAGGTATAATTAATGTACCTTCAGCTAAAGTACCTGAAGTAGTATTATAGTATTTACCATCTGCAATAAATGTAGTACTAGCTAAATATGTAATCTCATACTCAACATATAACGTAGTAGTTATCTGTCTTCTAACAAGTAATGTATCTATTGTGTTTATCTCAGTCTCAATCTGTATTTGACCATTAGGACCTTCAATCTCAACATCTGTTTCAATATCTTTAGTACCTACTACATTTTCATACGTGTTTATAGGCCCAATACTTCCAGTATTTGTAGTCCTATTAAACTCTTTCCATAGTAATGAAGCATTATAAGCACCTTCAATCATTGTTACTGAATAGGATGAGTTATCATCTTTGTATAAAGAAGAATCAACATACACATAATCAAATAACTCATATAAAGCCCTAGCTATAATAGGATCTTCTACTCTTGGGTCTACACCAAAATGAATATGGGCTGATGTAACATCTTCTATATCAGGGCTCTCCTCTATACTTTCTAAAAGTAAGTCTGGATCTAAGCCTATTGTATGTAATATAGATTTTGCATCTAAGTACTCTTCTGATTCTTTGTCTTCTGTGATACTTACTTTACTATTTCTAAGAGATATAACCGGAAGCATTTCTAAATTAGTAATCACCTCTGTTGCGTTATCTAGCTCTGTGTATGTACCTAAACCAATTTGGTAAGTCCAATACCTAATATCATCAATATTACCTGTATGGTATACCATAATATAATGCAAGGTTGGCTCTGAAGCAGGTACATATAATGTTACTGGTTCATATGGTTCACCCTCCTCCTCTTCCTCCTCAACAGAATCAACTATCTCAGTCTCAATAGGGACCTCTGTTACTACTGTCTCATCTAAAATTATTATATTATTAGGATCTACTTCCTCACCAGGCTCTACCCCCTCTTCAACCTCTTCAACTTCTACTTTATCTACTAATTCTAATGTTACTAGAACATGTGTAGTAACTAATTTTGTAATTGCTGGTATAGGTTCAGGTTCAGGGTTAGCCTCAGTAGCCTCTGGGATAGTGTCCGGTATACTAGTAATTGTAACTGTAGTAACTGTACGTTGTATTGTTTTTCGACCAATAATAACATCATAGTTATCAGTAGAGTAGTTATAATCAATACTAGTAATGTGATAAACAAAACTATTATATGATAAAGTATTTGTATAATGAGTATAACCATACTGATTAAATAATACACTTGACACTACTTCCTGTTTTGTTGGTACACTTCGTTTAGCTAATACTTTAGTAGGGTTCACACCATATTGAGCACTAATAATCGCCAATATTTTAGCAGAAGGTATTGTGTTTGCTTGTAAATTTGTCTCTGGTAGTCCGTGTAAATACTCGTTTTCTCCATTATAAAAGTAGTTATTATAAGCACCTCTAATATTATTAGAACTTTGTGTAAGTAAGGTAATAATACCAATATCTGTTTTAGCATGAGTAATCGCTAGTTGTGTTAACATACTAGATATATCTTCAGACTCTTCAAACAGTAATTGGTCATGTACATTTACACTGACTAGGTCTTCTCCTTCAATACCAAATACAAGAAGTGATTCCCCTATAGAATCCGACATAAAATGTTCAAAATCATCAGATAGTAAGACTAGCCCCCCAGTAAGTGATATTAAAGCCGCACCTGTAAGAACTTTAAGTCCTCCTACAAGAGACTTACCTATACTACCCATCAGTTAATCCTAAATATTTAAACATTTTTTTACCTTTCTCATAGATATCTTCTCTTAGTATAGTTAATGGTGAACCATGAGTATGATAGGCCCTAATACTTGAACCTGTAGCCATTGATAAAAAGTATTTTAAACCACCTGGGTGTGGTGTAACTTTTATCTTATGTGCATCATATATTTCAAATATAGTTCTTAAACCGATTAACATACCTGTTACATCTTTTTCAAGATGTATACTTACACCTATATACATATTGTCTTTCACTAACATATACACAAAACCAATTCGTTTATCTTCTTTAAATATTGCAAAAGCTAAACCTTGCTCTAATGAAGTCACCATATTCTTTTTGTATAGAGGTAGATAAGTATCTATTAACTTGTCCTCAACTTCAGCTATATCTAAGTCTATTTGGTTTAGGTCTTCAATTTTGTGTACAGTGTATTGAGCTCCTTGTTTATTTGTGTAAGACACATGAAGCATAAAATCCTCCTAGCCCACTAGCAACACATAATACCTTACCTTGTAGTTTTATATCATCTGCAACCATACATAACTCTAATAAACCACTTGATCCTTGACTATGACCAATTTTAGCTTTATAACCTATTACATTAGGTCCAAAGGCTTCGTACTCAGCTTTGTCATTTACTTCAGTTCCTGTTGCATGACCTTTAACCATATCTGAAGCAGTATACACCTTTTTATATCCCTCTGCTGTTACTAGAAATGGATTATTACTATATGTATAGGATTTCTTACAATGACTTACTTCAAACCCTTCTCCTTCTTTAGAGAATACAGCACAAGCAAAACCATCACTGGCTCTTACAGATATTCTATGTTCATGAAATATTCGTACAGTATCAAAACTAGTTTTTTCTTCTGTTATTACTATTACATGATCCATCCCAGAATCTAACATTTCTTTAGCTTTTATTATTCCATACATACTACTTGCACATGTATTACTAACTATCTCCATATCATTGATCTGTACATCATTTTGTGCAAACAAACTAGTGTACTTATGTGCCATATGGGCTACTAAACCTTTTATAGCCATAGGACTAGGTAAATCATTATCAAGAGAGTTACTATAGTCTTTTTTACATACTCTATGTTCTGATTGGTGGAAAGAGGCTCCATTAGAGTACACTAACCCTACTTTACCTTTCAGCTTAATACTATCTAATTCTTCTTTGAACATTTCCATGTATTGGGGAGTCATATATGCACTTCTATCTAGTTCAGGAATCGCAATTCTATCTTTGCAATCTTGTGTTGCGTGTTTGTAGAAATATTTAGTTAGAGTCATTGGTAACTCTTTCAACGATTGTTTTAATTGTTAAGTCTTCTATGCTATTCTTTTCAAGCCATTCAGAGCTAAATCTAGAGTACTTTTCATCTAAGGCTAGCAAAACCATACTAATACCAAAACTATCAACACCACAGTCAATTAACTTGCTATCAATAGTAATCCTATTACCATGTTCTTCCCTTACTGTTTTATTTATAAAATCCACTATTTCATGTTCTATAAGTTTCATCATAATCCCTTTATATTTTTTATCATATACTATATCATGATTCTTCTTATAGTCATGTTAAAATTTTAAGAAATACCTAATGGGTTTGATTTAACTGTTAAACCTAAACCTGCCATTGCACCTTTCATAACACTATCAATAGAATCTACTTTAATAGTATCAGGTACTGAGTTTGCATCTTTTGCGACAGAATAAGCAACAGACCAACTATCTAAAGTTTGTTTTAATAATTTTTGTATCGCATCATCATCAAAACCTTTAGTTTGTCTTGCTACTAGTAAAGCTTTTTTATCTTCAGTGATTGCTTGTTTTTCAACTAACTCTCCTTGATTCTCTTTTAATACACCTTCATTAGTAAGAACAATACCTTCTAAGCCTTTATTAACTCTATCTATTACACCATTTAATTTTAACTCAGAATCTTGTGTTTGTAAAAGATCAGTTTCTTCAGCAATTCTCTCACCTTCTAAACCTGTAATAGTTATATCAGCAGCTAATTTTTCTGCTTGTAATGTTGCAATATCTTTACCTAATAAAAACCTAACTGCTTCTGTTAATGTATTTTGGAATGCACCTAAATATACAGTTGCATAATCTTTTTGTGTAATACGTTCAGCATTGTACTGAGCATTAATATGTTGATTTGCTGTTGCCATTAAGATATCAAACACACCGTCTCCTGTAACAACAAAATTTTCATCTGTTGTTACATTACTTGTTAAATCACTAATTTCTAAGTCTGTGATAGTTATTGACATCGTTGTACCTTTTAATCTTCTGGGTTTTCGTCGAGTACTACAACATTATATCTCGCTGTAGTTCTAGCTACTTTATTTCCTGTTGGTCTTTTTGTAATTGCATGTTTTTCATCAACAAATTGAACCATAGTTTTAGCTTGAATAGCTGCTACTACTGCCGCAGGGACTTTTTGTTCAATTGTTTTTTGAGTAATACAACCAATTTTAAAATACTTATTTACAATGTTTGTAACGATCGTTGGATCATTTTGCTGTGATGGATCTAAATCCATAACTTTCACAAGCATTGGTTTCTTTGCTATCTCTTCTGCACTTAGTACAGCCTTATTAGGTCCTACGGATGTAGATGTTTCTACTGTTTGACCAGATTCCTCTAGTTTTAAGTCAACTTTTAACTTTAATGTGTCAAATCCAATATTTGGGCTGAATGTAACACCTAATAAACTTGCTTTTTGTTTTAGATCTGCAAATAGTTTATCATCTTTAGTTTCAACTTTGTTGTCATTTTTTGTATTGTCTGTAGACATTTGATTTCCTTTTTATGATTAATATAAAAAAGAGAGGATACTAAACCCTCCCTTTCACCTTACTAGTATTTTGTAGCGTGTACAATTCTAGCCATTTTTTCAGGCTCTAGTGCAATACTTCCTGCGAAGAAATTGAACGAGTAGATACCTTGTAATCCGTGTGGATCTTCATATGAAGCAACACCTGGTTTTTTACTTAAGAAATTAATCTTTTTGTTACCTTGTAATCCAACAGTTGCAAAAGCACCTTTAGTTACATAGATAATTGGAAGACCATCGTAATAAGTTCCTGCACCTGATTGACCTCTAGCAGTAGCTTGAGCAGCAGTTAAAGTAGTTGATTTATATCCTTCTAAAGGAGATGCACCAACAACAGCACCACAACCGTCATATCTCATCATTCTTTGTGCTTGAATGAATCTAGTTGAGTGAACAGCACCAACTTCATTTTTAGCTAAGTTACCTGCAGCTGCATACATTCTAGCTGGTACAAATGCTTTTTGTTCAAAATCATCTTTTAGACCATTTAATGTTCTAACTGAATCTCTACCACAATAAGCAAAGTAAGCAGCGTTTACTGGTACAGTACCTGCATTTCTTGAACCATCAATAATAGATGTATTCATTTTAGCATAGTTAGCTTCTAAGCTATCTTCAACATTTAGAATAGTTTCATACTCTAATGCAGTTTCATTACCTGAAACAGTTGTACCGTCAACACCTGATACTGTTAATAGAGAAGTAGCAATACCACCATATACTTCAATACCACAAGAACCTAAAAGCTCTTTTTGTAAATAATCATCATATAACTCAGCAGCTAGTTCACCCATTTTTTCATAATATTGAGATTCCATTTTAGCATCTGAAAATTTATCAACTTCATCAGTGTATTCTAAGAATGCACCCATTCTAGTTAATGTACCTTCTTTAGTAATTCTAGTAACACCAACTCTATTTACTCTACCAGCACCTTCTGAAAGAAGTGGTAAACCATTTGTAACATCAACAACAGATCTAGATCCACCATATAAGTTACCATTTGCATTTGGATCTTGTTTTACACCAGTTGAATCCAGACCTTGATCTGTAACGTTGGCATCATCTAAGATATATAAAGTCTTGTGAACTTTAAGCGTTTTACCATGATTTAATGGTAGTGTTCTTGAATCAACTAATTGTTCAAAAATAATATCTTTTTTTGCTGTTCTAATACCTTTTTCAATAAGGGCCTCAACCCTTACGTTTGCTCCATTAGTTGCTGTACTTTTACCATTTCCATATACTTGTGACATTTTCTAACCTTTTTATTTATGCTTTATCGAGGAATGCATCTAATTCTGCATCACTCATAGCACCAAAATCTAGAGTTGTTGCTCCAGCTTTAGTACCACCTGTTAAGGAAGCGGCTTTCTTTTTTTCTTTAGTATTAGGTTTAACCTTAGGTGTTTGAGCAGCTTCTGCATCTAGCTTGGTTTTTTCAAACTGTTCAATCTCTTGCACTTTTGCTGCTCTTGCACTCATATATACTTCGTAATCAGATCTACCGTCTCCCGACAATTTCATTTTTTCTGCAATTGGTGATACTAAGTCATACATACTTTTATCAGTCCCTTCAATAGGAGTCATTTCCTCATGGAGGTTTCTAATCATACTTGGATCTTTTAAAAATATTTGTTGACTTTGTTCATCCCAACCTGTCAAAAGTAGTTCTTGTACTTTTGGAAATATAGGACTATCACCTATTTCACCGACAACCTCATCATAACTTACTTCAAAATCACTCACAGAGTAATCCTTAGCTTCTAATATTTCTGATGGTAAATCTAATGAGTCTATATTGTTATCCTGCAAAAGCCTTGCAATAGCATTTTGAGGGTTTTCTTTATAGTTAGCCATAAAATTTACAGCTTCATCAATATTAACACCAGCTTTCTCAGCTGCCATAATAGATCTTTTATGACCTGCAATAGCTTGGAACTTTTGTTGAGCTCCTACACCAGCACTTGCCATTTTATATAATTCATCTATACTATCTATTGGATACTCTTTACCATTAGCTTTTAATGGTTGGAATTTTGTTATACCATCTGATTGTTTATCATCTGTAGTTGTACCCTTATCTTCATTTTCTTTTGTGTCTTCATCATCCACCTCGTCAGTTTCAGTTGTAGTTTCCGGTCCATTATCATCAGTTTGGTCATCTCCAGTTGAATCCTCTTCTGAGTCCGTTTCCGAATTTGCAGACTGATCGACACCAGTTCCTGCTTCTTCTTCTTCCGGTTGTTCTTCCGATTCTTCGCTTGCCGGGCTTACAGAGTTATTATCACTCAGGCCAGATTCGCTTTCACCCTCAAATGTAGGTTCACTTGCTTCAATTGCTGCATCTAATTCAGCATCAGACATATTATCAAATTGATTTTCCATCTTAAGCTTCTTCGTCTTTTAATATAGGTTCACCAGAAAGTTCATCAAACTCAACATCTTTATTATTTTCTGCATCAACTTTTTCACGTTCCATTGCTTCTAAACTAAATTGTACTTGATTACCTAAAGTAATAGCACTGTTTAAATACACATGTAAGTGACCAATACCTGCAATTTTTTCTCTAATAATTCTTTGTTCAATCTCATCTTGCATTTCATTATCAACTAATGCAAGAGGTAATCTCATTGCTTCATCTTTAAAATAACCTTCTTCAAATACTATTTTGTATTTTGGATCTTGAAACAATTCGATAATTGTGTCTCTTAACAATAAGGCTTTATCACCTTGTTCTGTTGTCATATTCATTATATTTTCCTCTACTTTATTGACCTTAGTCATTAGATTATATCTATATGTTAGCCTAGTGGCACCGTTTTATTGAAATCATTATACCATATTTATATTAAATTATTATCAATTCAATAACAACAGTCTTTTTAAGGACTGTTATCTCTTTTTACTAATAGTAAGTGAATCTAATATTTCTCGACTCATATTATATTCCTGCTTTTTTACTAGCATTATTGTCTTTTACTTGACCTTGAACACTGATTTTTTCTAGTTCTCTTTCATGACTTAGACCTTGTTCTTTTTCAAGATAATCTAAATCTTTAAGGTCACTATCACTATTACCTAATCTTGCTTTAGCTTGTTCAACTGCTGTTTTTGCTTTCTTAAGCTCTACATCTACTGCATTCTCTGCACCTTTAGCTTGTTCATTATAAATTTGTGCTTTTAATTTAGCAACATTTAATTGATGCATTTCTTCTGCTTGTTTCATTGTTGCCTCTTGTGCTGGATCTGGTTCAGGATTTTCAATCTTATAAGCAATATCAGGTTCTCCAATTAATTTCATATAACGACTTAGTAATGTTTGTTGTGCTGTTTGAGGCATATTAGGTCCCATTGTTTGTAGCACGAAACCAGTAGACTGTGCTTTAGATTCTCTAGTTTCTGCGCTCTCAAGTATAATTTTAATATTAAATTCACTAGCTCTTTGTGATTCTACAAAGGGTTTGTCAGTTATAGCTTCAACTTCTTCTGGTGATAAAAACTCCCTATTGTACTTACTAAATTTCTTTAGTATTGGGATAATACAATCTTGTGCAACACCTCTAGTTATAAGCATCTCTCTTTTAGCACTTGAAGAAGTAGTAGCACCAACAGCTGCAGCTGATGAACCTAAAGCGTTTCCACCTGTACCGTGGTTCATTTGACTTACACCTACTGCTGATTCTGCTGAACTTTCATTTTTATCTAATACTTGGAACACAGATGGGTTAAGACCTTTATATGAATCTTCATACACATCTGCCATAGACGTATTATACTCAAAATCTAAACCTTGTTTCATCTTACGTAGATTAGTTTCATCTGTAAAACCTTTTTTAGTTCCAGTTTGTCCATTATTAGCTAATTTCATATCATCAAAAATACCTCTATATAATACAGATTCAATTTGTTGTTTCTTACCAGTTTTAGCTGCAAGAGGTTCTCCCCAAACTGCACCAGGTATTTTCTTATATACTGCTTTTTCAAATGGTATTTCTTGACCTGGTAATGGGTTCTCTTCTTCTCTAATAACTACATCACCAACCCATGCAATAACTATAGGTTCTACTATACCATCACCATTGAGATCATAATTTCCCCAATATTCATGAACAATAAGTTTTCTTCTTAATGCATCTTCAAACTTAAATGTTTCATCTGTAGTATCTCTACTTTGGTATGTTTCATCTCGTTCTAATTCATCTAGTATCTTATCTAGATTTTTATACCTACCATCTTTTTTTAGTGTGCTTAAATCTGTCTCCCAATCATGAATTACAAATGAGGCTTTATTTAAGTCACCATTACATGTAGGGTCAACTCTAATGTCTATAGGGTCAATTAAAATTCTAGTTGGTCTATTTACAGTAGTAAACATTTTAGTAACTGGTTTAGTACCTATCTGTGTAACTTGATTTGTTATAGGATGAGTAACTAAGATTGGTTCTTGGACCTCTCGTTCTTCTTCCTGGAAGTCCCAACCAGTCTTAACAAACGCTGTACCTTTTTCAGCTATGTAAGTCATTAAATCAGTCATAAAACTTTGATGATCTAGTGTTTGGATAAACTGGTATGTTAGTACTGTCTCTTCTTGTTCTGAGATTGCGTAATCTTTATGTGTGTAAGGTTTAGCATTAATAAGGTCTTGAGAACTAGTAAATGGATCTATTAGTGAAGGGATTTGCCAATCTAATAAATTTTTAGTTAAATCACTAACATACTTACTTTTATGATCTACTTCAGTACCATAGGGCTTAGAATCTCTTATTCCTTCCCAAGCAGCAATCTTATTATCATTCTCATTTTTTGCAACCTCACTACCTTTATAATCAGCTTTTGCATGTAGTAGTAATTTACTACTATTTTTTTGTGAGTCACTTGTGTTAACATCTGATGTCATATTATTCCTTTATTACAATTTATACTATGGAGTAAAAGTAAGTATTTTACCATTTCGTCTAGGTCTTACATCTATATGTAGCCAAGAAACACCTAACTCAACTCCCCCAATAAAAGGAAATTCATCTGGGTTATCTAGAATATAATTTCTAATATCATCTACATTATACCGGGAAAAAATACAATCTATTGCTTTTCCGACACTATGTTGAGATCGTTCAGAGTAATACTTACTATCTTTTGTTCTTAGACCACTTTGACTTCTATTACCACTCCATAAGTAGTTATTAATAGACATAGAACCATCATTAAACTTTTCTTTAAGCTTGTCTATAGTTTGGAGTAGTTTATCATCCAGGAGACCCCATAAGACATCTTCATGTGCTAATTTTACTATAGCAGGAGAAACTAATTCTTCTATTTTAAAATATTTACTTTTTACTATTTGTGCCATATTAACCACCTATTCTATTTAATTGACTTATAAGATTTATAATCCATAAAACTAAACTACCTAACACACCAATAGTTAAGAACACCCCAGAACCAATCCAAAAGATTTTAAACCCTTTACGAATAGCATCTGACATAACTTTTATATCTTCTTTAACATCGTTCATTTCTTTCTTAGTCACATACTTGTCCTCAAGACTTTTAATTTCATCTCTCATTGCAATTATCGCAACCTCTATTTTATTGTAAGTCTCTGTCTCTTCTTTACCATGTGTTTTAAACATTTCCATAAATGCAGACACTTGTTGAACAACTAATTTTATATTAGTATTATTCTCCGATAGGTCTTTATCTGCTTCGTTAATTCGATCATGTACTTTAGCTTCTGACTCACGAAAAATCTTAGCCAGTTTATCCAGATCTGCTTTAACCTCTTTACTTCCCATAATACGCCTTGTTTAATTTTTATAAATATATTAACCCAATTATATCTAAATATTTTTAAAGTAAATTACTTTTTATATTTATTTTAAAAATACCTAAATTTTATATTCTACTACCACTAATGTGTGATAGTAAAATATTCACCATTTACAACCTATTTCAAGGTATCTTTTTCTAATTCTAATTTTACATCGTTTCCCTCAACAAGCTTATAAGTACCAACTATAAATTTATCTGTAGTGTCTAAATGAAGCTTTTTAATTTGCTCTTCACTTACAAATGTAACTACACCTTCTTTAACTACTTTATATATAACTTTAACATCATCTTTTGTGTACGTGTGTCCAGACACTACACCTGTACACCCACTAAACATTACTGCTAAACTTATTACAACTAATACTAATTTTTTCATTTTTATATCTCCTTTAATTTAAAATCGAATGCACTCTCACCATGATCTTTTACAAAACTATAGTAAGTCATACATCTATTCCTAGCCCATTTAGTAGGGTAGTACCATCTATTTACTGATTCAACTGCAAGAATTAAGTTATCAAAAAACTCCTCATCTGCTAGCTCTTTATCATCTTCAGTTCCACCAAACTCATACCTATCATCATGACGACAACAAATAGGTGTTATATTAAGAAAAAAGATAGTATCAGGCACTAGGTTTTTATTCCACCCACTACCACAACCATTACAATTTTTCTTTGGCATATAGCCAACTCTCTGAGAGAGATTGGTCATAGTATCTTTTGGTATTTGTAACAATTTAAACATCTAGAATAATAGCTTCTAATTCTTCAGTAGTAGTACAAGCCTTAATCGCATCCCTTTTAGCTACCATCTCCCCCTCTTGTGTAGCTAAATAGTTTACTTTTGCTATAACTGCATAGAGAAGTTCTGTTCTTTTTATTGGATCGTTTTGTACCATTGCATCTATTGTAGGTGTTGGTGTTGTATTATCTAAGTTCCAAGCCATAGCTTCATTTTGTTTTGTTGCAAATGTTGCTATTTCTCTTGCTGGATATTGTGATAAATAATCATCATAGTGTTTTTGGTACTCATCGTGAAGTTCATCTATAGCTAGTTGTTGAGCTTCCTCAAAAGTAGGTAAACTTGCAATTCGTTCTGCTTCGATTCTATCAGCTTTTATCTGTTCCCAGCCATCAATGAGATTGAATGTAGTACCATCATATTCATAGAGATCAATTGATTCTTTGAAATTAAAATCAGTTTGAAAGTAATTAGGATTTTTTTCTAAAAAGTATAACTTACTTTGAGCATTTGAAATACTAGCTATTCCAGTAGGTACACCATTTTTTATATTAACTAGCATATTAGATATCCTCCTCTATAACCATAAAATCATAATTTACATAGGCATTATCACTGTTGTTAGCAGAACCAGTTT